TAGTTGTTGTTTTCCAGCAGGTACACCGTGAACTTGCGCCGCGACGTGACAACGTGAGCCGTGATCATATCGTTTCCGGATCTGCTGATCCCACGCACGTAGTCGATAGACACAACTGTATCAGTTTGCGCCTTTGTCGGGTCTTTCTTTTGAGCCATGAATAGCTCAGTCAATTTCCCGGCAGGGTCAACCAGTTCGTGTTTGCACCCGCTACAAAAACGCGCTGCAATGTCGTTCACATGCTCACACACCGGGCACTTCTTCGCTGACCAGTACGAATCACACCGTTCACCCGTTCGCAAGTCAACATGCTGGCAGCGTCGCCCATAGTGGGCAGGCATTGGCACTTCTTCGCCCTTGTGGTTCTGCACCGTGATCCGTTCGCCGTCTAGGTCGCAGAAATAGCCATTACCGTCGATCTGGTACTCGTCAGGATTGGGGCGCGCAGAAAAGATGTTGGTTCGTCCACACCCCTCACAAGCACACTCAATGACACCGCCGCCGCTTGACTGATACGCGGCCTTGATCTGCGGGGCGTACAGGTCACCATCGGGCATGTGCTTTTCAATGTTGCCAGCATAGTCCAGCACCACGCATTCGCCCTTGCCGTCATACAAGCGCATCCCTCGTCCCATGATCTGCTGCAACAAGCTCACGGATTCGGTGGCTCGCAAAATTGCAATGTGCGACACATGCGGGGCGTCGAAGCCGGTTGTGAGCACCGCCACGTTCACGAGATACAAGAACTTGCGCGCTTTGAAGTCGGCGATGATCTTGTCTCGCTCAGTCTTCGGTGTGGACCCCGTGATGAGCCTGGCATTGTCCGGGTGTAGGCTTGCCATGACCTCGTGCGCGTGTTGAACGGTCGCTGCAAAGATCATCACGCCGGTTGCGTTTTGAGTCTGCGCAACCACATCGGCCACAATGGCACTCGTCTTGCGGCCCCAACCCTCAAACGCGGCTTTCAGCGACTTCTCATCAAATTGCCCGTTGGCCTTGACCTTCAATCCGCTCGTGTCGTAGCTCTCTGCGTTGATGTCGGCTGCACGCAGTGGCGTCAGGTAGCCCATGCTCAACAACATGCGCGCAGAAATGGTGTAAACGCACTGGTGAAAATACGGATCGCGGGCGATGGTATCCGGCATGGCCTTGCCGTCAGGGTCTACGCCAAAAATGAAGCCGTCCCCCAGCCGGTACGGTGTCGCAGACAATCCGCACACGCGCAGGTTAGGGTTTCCTGATCGCATGTCGTCAATGATCTGTTTGATCGTAGGCGTGAGCCGGTGACACTCGTCCACAATGACGCCTGCAAATTCAGTGCCAAGACGTTTGGCTTGGCTCTTGAATGTTCCCTCAGTGGCGAACACCACTTGATGCCGCAGACTCTTGACCCCCGCACTAGCGCTGTAGATGCTGCAACGCTCGCCAATCGCCTTGTACTTCTCGGCGTTTTGCGTGACCAATTCTGCGCTAGGGGCCAAACACAATACACGCTTGCCGCCGCTCAGATTGTGCAGGGTGTGGGCAAGCATGGCGACAATGACACTCTTGCCTGACCCGGTAGCCGCTTCCACTAAACACGGCAGCGTGCTTTGCTTCCAGTGCGCAATCACGCAATCATGCGCCTCCTGCTGATACGGGCGCGGGATCATGTCAGCCTCCACGAACCACGCTTGACGCTTTCCCACTTGCTCAAGTCTGCGCCCGGGGCCAACTCTGCCAGCGCTTTTGCATAGGCTACGCTCTTGCTGTCTTTGGTCTTCGTGAGCTTGCGCCCGCAGATCAAAGCGTTCTTGTCTTCGGCCAGATTGACTAGCTCGCTCACCAATGCCTTTTCACGCTCTGCGTCTTCTTTTTGCCGTGCGCGCAGCATGTCAATCTCGGCCAGCAGTGCGGCGGCTTCTGTTGTGTCGATATTGACGCGCAGGGGTTCCAGGTGCTCGTGGTTGTCAATCTCGGACAGCAGCAGATCGTAGAAGTGGCTGATCTTGTGCAGGTTCTCGTCGAGCCAATTGGGGTCCGCGTCTACTTGCTCGATGCTGATCTGCTCGGGCACGTAATCAACGCTGAACGGGTCGCCTTTCGGTGCCACGTATTGCGCAAAGTACGCCTTCGTGCGCCCGGCTGCGAGCATCTCCATTTGCACTTGTGCTGCGTAGTGAGGCTGATCTTCAAGCGCCTTAAATCGAGCCTTAGGCTCATTACGCATCGCAAAAGGTACTTTCAACTCAAGCACCGCATCATCTTCGACCAGCCCATCCGGCGAAGCGCCCATGCGGTCGCCATACGGGAAAAATCCGCACTTCTCGACGCGCAGGCCAGTCTCTCGCATGAAGGCAAGCATGGCGCGCTGTTCGTTGGCCGTGCCGTGCTCCGTGGCCGGGGTGCCTAGCGAATTCGCAGGCACCCCGTGATACTCCCGCACCATCGCGCGCAACACATCGTCGCGGGTCTGCCAAGGCGACAAGCCGAGGATTGCACCAATCCGGCTACCTGTGATTCGCAGCTTGCGCTGCTCGTGCCATTCTGGGGTTCGTTGATCTGTCATGTGGTCTCCGTGGAAAAGGCCCGGTGTTGAGCCGGGCCGTTAACTCAAAAGGGAATATCTGGGTCCATGTCATCGGCCACAGGCTTCGGCTTCGCAATCGGCGCAGGCGCAGGTGTTTGCGCCTTGACCGGCGACACAGCGTTCACATGGTTTCCGGTCTTGCCGTTCATGTTCCACACGCCCAACTTGAGCACCATTGGGCGATTGCACAATGTGGACAGGCTCGCATCGCTCGGCTCATGCTCGCGGGCTTTCTGCATAGCCTGGAACAGCGCCCCGCCCGCATTGGTCGCAATCGCTGCCAGCATTTGCTTGGCGCGGTCTGCCTTGCTGGAGTCTGCATCGGCGACGCGGATTTTTTGGAAGATGACGCGGTTTTGATACTCGGCAGGCTTTGCCACCCGCCATTTCAGGTTGATGTATCGGTCGCCTTGATACTCTTTCCAGCTCGCTTCCTCGGCGCTGGCCATGACTGCGGTTCCGTCCGGGATCGGCTTCAGTTCGCCTCCACCTGCTTCAAAAGAGCCGGTTTGTTGCACGCTCTCGCCGGTGCTGGTTTGCCAAAAGTTGCTCATTCTGCTGCTTCCTTGTTGTAGAACTTGATAAAAGACATTATGGGGTTGGTGCCCATCGGCACATCGATTTCAGGCGGCATGCCATAACGATTCTTCGCGTTGATGTAGCCAACTGTACCGTCGCCGGTTGTGACCAGTTTCCGATCGCCAGTTTGCATAAGTCGCCCGTAGCGGGTTGTCTGCCCCTTGCGGTTGGACTCGTGCCCCTGCACAAACTCCTCTTTGCGCAGGTACAGCACAGCATCGCATTGTGACGTGTAAACGCTCAAAGCCTGGTTGTCCATATCCAGAGAAAACACGGAATAGTCCGCTGCTGCGTCGGGGCGATTGCGGATCTTCTTGATGCCGGTGTGGGCCAGAAACACAATGCCCATCTTCTTGACGGCTCGCAACTGCTCGCATTTGTAGACAAACTCAGCATGCCAGTGGGCAATCTCAGCGAACCCCTTATGGAATCCGCCTGCAGCATCGGCCACCGTGTTGACGTTGTCGCGCACAGTGATTTCGTGCTCAAACAACATCTGCAGGCTGGTCACGCTGTCCACGACCAACGTCTTGAAGTCGTGTTCAGTGGTCAGCAGTTCGTCCATCGTTTGCATGAGGATTTCGCGGGTGCTGCGTTCTGCTGTCGCCTTGGGCAAACGTGGCAGCACTGTTGGCTTAGCATCATCGTCCCAGTTTTCAAACACAGCCGCACCGTCTTCGGCCTGCATGATGATCGCGCCGGGAAACATCGCGCCGAGCGAAGTCTTGCCCGTGCCCGGTGACCCCACGATGCAAAGCATCGGTGGCTTTGCTGCGGGTTTAGTTGCTCGTGCTAGCAGTGACATTCTCTTGCTCCTTTTGATCCAAAAACGCACGCAGCTTGTTGAGGGTTGCGATTGTCGGGTTTTTGTTTGCGCCACTCAGCAACAGATTCAATGTGCTCAGTGATACGCCGCTCTTGTATGAAACCTCGGCACGGTCGTGCTTGCGGATTTCGGCGAGTAGGTCGGTCATCATTCGGTTTTCTCCTTTTTTGCTGTTGATGCGTGAGCCTTGCACATTGCCAGCATCGGTTCGCGCCATTGCGACCAGAACTCAAGCGCCTTGTAATCCATGCTGCTGATGCGATCATTGTTAAAACCTTCCCAGTCTGCGTGCGAATGCCGTTGACAGCCGATTCGCATGAAGCCGTCAGTGATCAGGATGGGCCAGCGCAAGCCGGTCATGCTGACAGGTGTTTGCGAAAGAATTTCGCCTTCCAGGGCGGCGCCGTCCAGGTTGGCGTAGCTCAGGTTGGCGCCGCGCAGGTTGGCGTAGCTCAGGTCGGCGCCGCGCAGGTTGGCGTAGCTCAGGTCGGCGCCGTCCAGGTTGGCGCCGCGCAGGTCGGCGCCGCTCAGGTTGGCGTAGCTCAGGTTGGCGTAGCTCAGGTTGGCGCCGCGCAGGTTGGCGTCGCTCAGGTTGGCACCGCGCAGGTTGGCGCCGCGCAGGTCGGCGTCGCTCAGGTTGGCACCGCGCAGGTTGGCGCCGCGCAGGTTGGCGCCGCGCAGGTTGGCGTAGCTCAGGTTGGCTTTTGCTTCTGTCGCTTTTTCAAGCGCGTAACGCATCGCCATGCCGCTGTGCTCTGCGGGTACATCGCACTCAAAAAGCACCGCGTCGGTGTAGCGATGTTTGATTTGGATGGTTGTCATGTGTGCTCCTATCAGGTTGATGCTATGGCCGCGTTGAGGCGGCCGGGTGGGTTTAGGCGGCCAGCTTCAAAAACTCTTGAGCATTGCCGGACTTAATGAACTCTTCAGCGGTTGTGCGGTACTGCATGAAAACGCGTGTGACTTGCGAGAATTGACTGTTTTCTGCATCAGCCTTGATGGCTTCCAGCACTTGGCGAACGGTAAAACCGCACTTCTTCGCTGTGCTTTCCAGCGCGGTCGTCACAATGATGGCGGCCATTTCTTTGGTTGCTGCTGCGTTCATCTTCGTTCTCCGTTTGCGTTGTCGGTGACTTCATTATGCCGCAGTCAACGAACAACGCAAGTAAAGACCACACGCTTTAGTCGGCTTTGCGGTAGTACGAAAAAGAACGCCCCCGCTTGCCGGTGCGCACGTCTACGCGCAGGTGTCCAAGATCGACCAGGTGATCTAGTGCGCTCTGGATCGGCTTTGGCCCCATCTTGCGCCCGCCTCTGATTTTCTGGCGCAGAACGCCGGGTGTGATTTCTCCCGCTTGCTCGACCGCCGTCATGATGGACTCAATCAGGCCACTGCCGCGTTCTTCACTGTCTGCGGATTCGATCTTGTCGTCTGCTTTGGCTTTGGCGATCTTGGCCTTTGTTACCTTCTTGACCAACTCGTGCGCCCATGACAGATCGTCCACCGTGATCGTGCCTGTACCTGCTCCCAAGATGCCTGCAACCTTGATGCACAACTCGGTTGCCCCGAGCGCCTGACTAGCCAGCCCTGTCCCTGCATCACGCTCAATAATTGCCATGTCGCGCCAGTATTGGCGGATGTTGCCGAGCATCGCTGCGGCGTCCTCGTCGAATTGGATGTACTGCCAGTCGCCCTGCCGCTCGATCCGCGTATCCTTCTCAATGGACGCCGTGCCACCTGTACGCAGCGCCAGCAGGCGCATAAGCACATGGTCAGGCAATGGGCCGTTGTAGATTTGATCGTAGGGTTTTTCCTCTGGCACGTCGTCAGGCTCGGAGAAGATCAACGCACGCCCAAGCAGCCCCCCCGTCAGAAGCCACGGGTCGGAGTTGATCGCGGCATCGAACGATCCAGGCTCGGACAGCCCGAAGAAAGACAACCAAGGCTCAACAATCCCATTTTCCACACCTGCGCGCTTTTCCAACGCTTTTGCAAGGTCAGAATCCGGGTGCTCGCGTGCGTAGTCCCACGGGGATTCCCCGTCATCAAGGTGTGCGGCTTTGACGGCCTTGGCGATTTCCTTGTCGGCCTCTTCCATCAATTCGCGCTTCACGTCGCCGCTGACTTGGTGAACGCCGGTTGCCTCGGAGTACATGGCAATCAACTCAGCCATCAGGTCTTCAAGGTATGGCGTCTTGCCATTCCCCGCACCTGCAAGTTTTTCAAGCTGCTTGCCAAACTCATCGTATGTGTAGATGACCGGCTGGTGATGGATAGCGTTGCGCACCAACTCTTGGCTCGACTTGAACTTGCCATGCTCTGCCCGTGCCAAACCGAGCGCTCGGTTGACGTCATTGATGCACCGCTTGATCGCGCCCTTTCCTGTGCGGCTTGCAGCGATGGCAAACGTGATGAGGTTCAGACTGGTATTGCGCCCTTCTACCAAGTAGTGCAAGCCCGCAGCATTGCTCACGATTTGCAGCGCTGCGGCAACTGCCAGGTTCTCGCGTGGCATGGCGCAGCGCGCGTTGATCCAGTTGCACACTTCGCCGACTAGGCCGGGTGGGCGCAGTAGGTCGATTCCGCGTGGTGGCTTGGGCTCCACGACTCCCCAATCCGTCTCGTCAGTGAACGTGACCGGCGCAGACCATCCGTCTTCACGCGCCCATTCGATCAGCGTCCCGACTGTGACCTCTGCGCTCGGAGACTTGCCAAATGAATGCCACTTCATCGGCATGTGGGTTTCATCGTGAGCCGGAGACTGCGCAGACCATCTCAGCCACAGCGCATAGCCGTCCGGTGTGCCACCTGTTGCGTGATGGATGCCCATCCCAATGCGAATCCATCGCTCGTAGTCTCGGCCCGGATTGCGAATGCTCATCACGATGCCGGTCAGATCATCATGACTGTAGTCGATGGTTGCGCCGTCCAGCACTAACCGCGTGCGCTCTGCGCGGTGCAGGAGTTGCAGCAGCCCTTCCGGTGCGCTGTCTACCTCGTCCGGTTCGCCGTGGATGGCCTCATAGCGCTTGCCTGAGAAGTGGTCGCAGCCAGCGCCCACAACAAACCCGGTGCTTTTGAAATCAATCCCCGGATAGTCCTTGACTCCTGTCACCAGTGCCTTGCCATGCCATGCCTCCGGGATGTGGAAATACCAGTGCTCCCCGTCGCCGCTGCCTGTCTTGACGATGTAGCCCGCTTGCGCCCGGATGTGTGCCAGCTTCTCGGCACTCGTCCACCCGCCGTTGCGTCCGTCCACGTCCACAACCAACAGGTGAGACGCATTGAGCAGAACCCCATGATGGCGCAGCAACTGATTCCCGAAAAACTGCCCGTCCGGGTCTTCCAGATAGTTCAACTGGTCCGCGTCGTAAACGCTCGTGTGCTGCCAGCTAGACGCCCGTGGATGCTTGCCAATCGCGCTGCATTGGGGGTCGCCACACCCGCACGCTAAAAAGCCGTTTGGGTCGCGTGTGATCGGGTGCAGGGGGAAGATGACCCAACCTGCTTCCAAAGCTTGTTTGTAGGTGACTTGCATTGTGTCCCCGTGTTGATGTGTCACTTGATGCGCATGATGTACAGCGCCCCATCTTCTGTGCGCATCAAAAACTTCTTTCGATGATACGTCGCGTGGGAGTTCACAAGGGCTTTGATCTTTGTAAGGTCGCCCTTCATGGGCCTCACCACAATGGCGCGCCCGACTTCCAATTGACCAAACCCATATCGCTCAGTAGCGGGTCGTGTGTCTCGTGCAAAGAAATCAATGCTGACGTTGATGTGCTCATACTCGTTCATCTTTAGCTCCTTGTGTGTGCGGTGTTTGCATTGTACACGCAAAAAATCTAACACAAAACACGCACATAAAGCCGGTTCTTCAATGGATCGCACCGCAGACGCCATGGATAGCATTGATGCAATCCTAAAAAGTCCTTGTAAATCAACAGCTTGGGAAAGGATAGCCAAGATCGTAACTTAGTCTAAGGGATAAATCTATGAACAAGGAAACCCACCCCCATTTGCGAACTCAAATCTACACACCCTCAGACACCCCTCAGCCCCCTTGGAGGTCTTAGAGTAATCTCTAAGAGATATTAACTATCTCAATCTTATGACTCCTTTTCCCTTAAGAATCAACAACTTAGCGCAGGTTTCAAACCTAACACTTGAAGCTATCCATTGATAACTTAGCAAAGCGTAGGGGCTTTGGTTGCTTTGGTGCTATGAGGACGGCACAATCAGGGCATCTCAACACCAGCTGACACCATGCCTAGCAACACCGACTCCACCCACACCGCCTCCGTTGACCGCGAATACCACTGGCTCCCCATCACGCCAGAAACACCACGAGGCGTCAAAATGCAACTCATCAACCGCAAGGCGGGAGTCGCCACTTACGGAACTCTTGGCACTACGCCAACCTTTTGGACGCACTATGCGCCGTTGCCGACGTTCAGGGATGACCAATGACCCTCTCCGACCGCCTCAACCGCGTCACCGCAGAGCTTCGCGCCGCTGCGCAAGACATCCGTTATCACCGGCCACACTGCCGCGCATCGTGCGATTTTGCGGACTTTCTGTCTCGCACCGCATACGATACGGAAGACTTCGCCCTAGCGGTGGATGTGGAAGACCAAGAATCGACGAGGCACTAATGCGATGCGCTCACTGCAACAAAGCACTGCGCACCGCCACATGGATCAACGGTAAACCATACGGCCCTGAATGCGCGTCAAAACTAATCGGCAAACCCACCACATACCGCGCACAATCACCACACACCATTGACGAGAGACAGTATGAAATCTTTGATTCACTGGACCCCCCAAGAACTCAAAACCCTAGCCCAACACTATCCGCTCGGCGTCAAGAACGCGGCTAAACACCTGCCTAACCGCACCGTGTACGGCATAATGACCAAAGCCCGCCAGCTTGGCCTAGAGTCCAACTACAACAAGCCAAAAGCCAACTCGGGCAAACCATTCAGCCGCATTGAGGTCGAGTATCTGGCAGAGAATTACCCCATTCTTGGCCCCATCCTCTGCGCTGCCCACTTGGAGCGCACCCGCACAGCCGTTCAGACCAAAGCAATGAAGCTGGGCCTGACCTACATCACCGATCAAAGCGACGACCCATGGGCCACCGCGCAGCCTGTGCACAAGGTCACCTCCCAATGGACCCCCGACGCCCCGCCCGGCCCCCGTTGGGTTTTTGACCTAGCAAATCACTTGGGTATGCAGCAAGAAGAGCTGGACATGGCATAATGCCAACATCACATCAACACAAGGAACCCACATGCAAGACTACGACGACATGATGCTGAGACAGCACGCAGTCAACGAGGCCCACGATGCCGATTTGGCACAGGCCTTTGACGACTTCCATTCCGGAATCTGCGCAGCACTCAAGCGTGAACTGACCGCGCAACTGATGTCCGGTTCGTTCATGAGCCAAACCGTGACAGTAGGTGACGACCACATCAAAGAAGCGGAAGTGCCCGCTTACGAAATCTTCATTGATTGTGTCTTGCTGGATCCGCAAAATAGCAAAATGCTGTCTAATTTGTTGGCGTCCCCTGCTGCAGAAAATCTTCGTTTCGCGTTGGCGCACGCTTACGCAGAAAAGGAAGGTTATCCCATCGCTCGTGCACGGAGCACCAAATGAGAAACATCTTCATCAAACGCACACGCCTGCAAAAACTCGCCGATCCAGCTCTGGCTGTGCTAATCGCTTTGGCGTTGGTTGTGTGCGGTGCGGCGTATTTTGATATCCTTGTGAAATGAGCAAGGATGTCGATCTAAACGAAGTGCTGGAACGCCTGGCCGATGGTGAGCTGCTTGCAGAAATCGCCACCGACCTAGGCGTCAAGCGCACAACCCTGTATACGCGGTTTCAGGTAAATCCTGAATTGTCCGACGCATACGCGCGCGCGAGAATGGATGGGCTTATTACTCGCGGAGAACGTCTGCGCAGTATGGTGGCAAATGCTGCATTACCTACCGGCGCGAATGGGAATATCGACCCGGCTTCTGTGCAGCATTTGAAACTGCTAGTGGATACCGAGAAATGGACGCTGGGGAAATTGGCGGCGTCTGTGTTTGGTGACAAAATCGACCACACATCCAGCGATGGCAGCATGAGTCCACCTCAGGCAATTGAAATTGTCCATGTCAAGCCAAAAAGTCAGGATTGAACTACCTGAAAAGATTGGCGACATATTCGCCGAGCCTCGCGGCCAGTTAAGGTATCGCGGGGCTTATGGCGGTCGGGGTTCCGGTAAGTCTTTCGGATTCGCGCTGATGGCGCTGATCTGGGGATACATGGAACCCTTGCGAATTTTGTGCACACGTGAGCTGCAAGACTCGATTAAGGAATCATTCCACGCCGAATTGAAGGCGGCTGTGGGTAAATATGATTTCCTGAAACAGCACTATATTGTGGGTGCCGACTTCCTGCGTGGAAAGAATGGCACCGAGTTTCTATTTAAGGGCCTGCGCCACAATATCGGGTCAATCAAGTCAACGGCAAACATCGACGTTTGCATTGTCGAAGAAGCCGAAGACGTGCCAGAGCATAGCTGGCAAGCACTTGAACCAACGATCCGCGCACCTAAATCAGAGATTTGGGTTATCTGGAACCCAAAGCGGGAAGGATCGCCAGTCGATGAGCGGTTTGTTAAGAATATCCCGCCTCGATCAAAAATCGTCAAAATCAATCACGACGATAACCCATTCTTCCCAAGTGAACTAGACGAGCAGCGAAAACACGCAATGCGCGTGATGGACCGCGCAACGTATGAGCACATTTGGCAGGGCGAATATCTCCGAAACTCCAAAGCGCAAATTTTCGCCGACAAATACCGCGAAGAAGAATTCACCCCTGGCGAGAATTGGAACGGTCCATATCAGGGCCTAGATTTTGGATTCTCGCAAGATCCTACTGCCGCCGTTCGCTGCTGGGTGCATGACCGGAAATTGTGGATTGAATATGAGCGTGGCGGAGTAGGTGTGGAAATTGACGAAACCGCAGCGCTTGCAAATTCGATCCCGGATTTTCACCGTTATGTGATCCGCGCAGATTCGGCGCGCCCTGAATCTATCAGTTACCTGTCACGAAATGGTTTACCAAGAATCGAAGCCGTTGAAAAAGGAGAAGGCTCTGTAGAAGACGGCATCGCCCATATTCGTGGTTACGATGAGGTCATAATCCATTCAAGGTGTCGCCAAACTCTGAGAGAATTCGCGCTGTACTCCTACAAAGTGGACCGCTTAACTGGCGACGTGCTCCCGATTGTGGTGGACGCAAACAACCACTACATCGACGCCATTCGGTATGCACTGCGCCCACTGTATGGCGGACAGCGTAAAATCAGGATTAACCAAGACGCCCTCCGTCGAGCCATGGGCCGTTAACAGGATCAGATATGCCAGACTACCTCCGCGCTTTGCGCGCCATGCCGACATTGCAGGCTGAGTATGACTTCCCGGTCAAGCGACCCGACATCATGCGCGGGGTTGTGCCGGAAGGCGTGACTGCTCCAGTTGTGGCGATGGACTCGACCTTCTACGACTTCGCCAATCAGGCATTCCCAGGCGGCGGATTCCCTGGTTTCCAGTTGCTTGCGCAGCTTGCCACGCGGGCCGAATACCGGGCCTTTGCGTCTGCGCTGTCTACTGAGCTGACCCGCGAATGGATCGAGTTCACCTCCAAGGAGGATGACGACGCGGTTACTGGCGAGAAGATCAAGCAGATCGAAGATGAGTTCAAGCGGCTCAATGTGCGCAGCGTGATCCAGAAAGCAGCCGAGCATGATTGTCTGTTTGGGCGTGGTCAGGTGTTCATCGACATCCAAGGCGCGAAACGTGACAAGCCGCTGATCCTGCACCCCAAGACTGTGCCGGTCGGCTCGCTGAAAAGCGTTGTGCCAGTGGAAGCCATCTGGACAACGCCTGCCGCGTTCAATGCGCTCGACCCTGCCGCGCCTGACTTCTACAAACCCCCCTCGTGGTTTATGCTGGGGCAGCATGTTCACGCGTCGCGACTGATGACCATTGTGACCCGAGAACTGCCGGACATTCTCAAGCCTGCGTTTAACTTCGCTGGCATGTCGCTTTCACAGTTGGCGATGCCCTATGTTGATAACTGGCTGCGCACACGTCAGAGCGTGGCCGACCTGATCAACAACTTCTCGATCACGGCGCTTGCCACCAGCATGGATCAAATCTTGCAGGGCGAGTCGGGTTCCGAGTTGTTTGCCCGTGCCGACTTCTTTACGGCCATGCGCTCAAACAAGGGGCTGATGCTGCTGGACAAGGAACGCGAAGAGTTGGTGCAACTCAACACGCCATTGTCAGGTCTGCATGAGTTGCAAGCCCAAAGCCAAGAGCATATGTGCTCTGTGTCGCGGATGCCCGCCATCGTCCTGACTGGTATCAGCCCCAGCGGGTTGAACGCGTCCAGCGAGGGTGAAATCCGCATTTTCTACGACTGGATCAGTGCACAGCAGGAAGCGTTCTGGCGGGCACCAATCGAAACCATCCTCAAGGTCGTGCAATTGTCGTTGTTTGGCGAGATTGACCCCGACATCGGCTTCGAGTTTGTGAGCCTGCACCAGATGACGCCGAAGGAGGAAAGCGACATTCGGGCGCAGGATGCCAACACTGCCACGACCCTTATCAATTCCGGCGTGATTGACCCAAGCGAGGAACGCGAACGCATCGCCCGCGACCCCCATTCTGGGTACACCGGGCTGGATACTTCTGTGGAGATTGTTCAGCCTAACGACGACCCGCTAGCCGATGCCGAAGACAAGAGTGTGAGCGAATCGCAGCATAAAGCCATGGAAGCAGCCGCCCATGGCGAAAGCACACTCGGCATCCCGGAAAAGGTAGGCGAGGAGTTTGTGCGTGCCGACAAAACCTAAAACCGCCCGCGCCGTCCACGCCAATCGCGGCGTGGAGGCCGCATACCGAAAGGCTCTGCGTCAGCTTGTGGAGGAGATGGCGAACTCTTGCGAGTATTGGTTGACTGCGGCATACAGGGCGCACCCTCCACGCGTAGCTGAGTTGGTGGCGCAAGATGCCAGCCCGTCCGAATACGTGCGCAAGATCCTGAAAGACGTGGGCAATCGGTGGCTGGATCGTTTCAATACGATGAGCGAAAAGATCGCTACCCGCTGGCTGGAGTCCATGAAAACGGCTTCAGAATCTTCTCTGAAATCGTCTCTTAAAGACGCGGGCTGGGCGGTCGAATTCAAAATGACGCCCGCGATGCGGGATGCGCTGAATGCGCAACTTGCCGAGAACGTCAACCTTATCAAGTCGATTCCTGAGCAATATCTCAAGAATGTGGAGGGCGCGGTGATGCGCTCCTACGCACGCGGACGCGATCTTGAGAGTATGGTCAAGGAAATCAAGGCGATGTACCCTGTGACAAACCGCCGCGCCGAGCTAATCGCCCGCGACCAGTCCAATAAAGCCAACGCTGTCGTCCAAAGAACCCGCCAGATGGAACTAGGCATCACCGAAGCCATTTGGATGCACTCGCACGCAGGCAAAAACCCGCGCCCTGACCATGTAGCCGCAAATGGGAAAAGGTATAAAATCGCGGAAGGATGTTTAATCTCGGGTGAGTATGTATTCCCCGGGGAAGAAATCAATTGTCGGTGTACCAGTAAACCCGTCTTACCATTTTGATTTTGAAAGGCCCAACAGATGACTATCTGGGCACATGCTGACGTGCTGGACAATGGGCCAGCCTACATCAAAGCCAACTGCAACAAGGTTGCACTGATCAGTTCCTACGCATTTGGCGACAGTTATGCCACCGTCAATGGCCGGATCTTGGCTGAAGCCACGATGACGAGCACTGACTTCACCTTTGGAACCAGCGGCAATGACCGAACGCTGACCACGGTGGCAGGCAAGCAGGACGCTTCCGCAAACGCGAACGGCGGCAGCGCCACCAATCACATTGCATTCTTGGACACCACAAGCAGCAAGGTGCTGTGGGTCACTGAGGAAACCAGCGGGCAATCCGTAACCGTTGGCAACCCTGTGACGTTCCCAAGCCTTGTTTACACAGCCAAGCAGCCAGTGGCGCCGTGATAGGAGTCAGGCATGTTTAGCATCGGCTCTACCGTTCGCGTGCTGCACCCATTCGCGGCATCGTTTCCAGGCACCTACGAAATCCCCGACATTGTGACCAATGAAAACGGGCAGACCGCCTACATCCTCGGCGATTTAGGCGGATTCGACGCCATGTATTTGGAGGCAGCATGACCATCACAACGCGCGACCAGCTCATTAATGCGCTGGGCAACAACTCCAGCCGGATCATCATCGACAAGGCATCGCTGTCCGGCTTGGCCGCTGGCAATTACGCATCATTGTGGCGCGCAACGGGACAGCCTGGGCAGGGTGCGATTCCATCGACCGCAGCGGTTTGCGATAACACGCTAACCGGGTGTTTCTCTTTCACGCAGCAGACATCACCGGCAACGAGCTACGGCGCCTACATGAATGGCACGTGCTCCAACAGCGCGACGACCGTGGAGATCCACGACCGTCTGATGCACATGGGTGGGCTCAATGGGACGCTGACAACGGCGCAGACTGTTGGCATCGACATTAGCGCAAACCTCGCAACGAGAAATCTGAGCGCACGCAAGGGCGATGCGAATTACTCCGATGTCCAATGGTGGCTGGAGTGGTACACCACAACTGGCTCAACGGCTGTGACAGCGAACGTTGCCGTGACCTATGGCGACGGCACCACCAACACAATCGCTGTGTCGCTGGCAGCAACCCGCCCAGCAAGCCAGATGATCCCTTTGAACGGGCTGATTCCGGCAGCAGATGCGGGTAAGTTCATCAATGCGGTCACTTCTGTCACGTTGTCTGCGACTACCGGAACGGCAGGTAGCTTCGGTGTGACGGCAACGCGCCCACGTATGACCATGCCTTTGCCGCTTGCCAACAAGGCTGAAGTCTTTGATTGGGCCGCACTTGGCTTGCCAGAGATCCCCAATTCTTCCTGCCTGTTCCCCGTTGTGCTCACGTCCACCACAACAACTGGCACGATTCGCGGCGGCGGCAAGATCGCGCACGGGTAACCCGCTGTGACGTTGAAATCACCACAATCTGACCTGCCCCGCGCTCTCAGCGGGGCTGCTGATCTGTGGGACGTTGAGCAGGGTGGCGTCCTGCTGACTGCTGAGTTTTTCGCTGCCGCTGATATAACACTGGCTGGCAACAATGCCGAACAGACCAACACGGCAACCTCTGGCGCTGTAACGCAGACGCACATTCTGGCGGGCGTATCTGCTTCTCAGCAGGCGACGGCAACATCTGGAGCTGTCGTTCAAACGCACAAGCTATCTGGAAGGTCGTCCTCGCAAGCCAATAGCAGTACATCCGGCGCGATCACAACAAACTCTGTCACAGTTTATCTTTCAGGTGTTTCGGTATCGTCTGCTGCGAGGTCAACCGTTTGGGCTGTTTCGCAAAACCATATCCTTTCGGGTATTGGTGTTGTGCAGGTGAACATCAGCAAATATGCAGGGGGAAGACTTGCGCCAGGTTATTTGTCCGCACAGGCCGCAAAAAGATGCGACCTGCAAGCAAGTACAATTCTCAAAAATTCACTGAACGCGCAATCTTCAAAACTTGCGACGCTGACAATAGAGGTTACCAATCATGTCTAATTTCCAAGTCGGTGACGTTGCTAGAATCAGTGTTTCTGTGAAGAACATCAGCGGTCAATTGTCTGACCCATCCCGCATTACTTTAGTTGTCAAGGCGCCAAGTGCCGCCCTTTCCGACAAGTCAGCATCCGTTGTAAAGCAGTCAGTGGGCGTGTATTACGCAGACGTTGAGCTGACAGAGCCGGGGTCGTACGGGTTCCGATGGAACACAACAGGAGAAAATCAAGGCGTGGTAGAGGGCGGCGTGTTTGTTTCTCCAAACCGGGTGATCTGACATGTACCCCTCCACCATCTCACGCACTCGCTCAGATCGCGTACAAGTCGAGGTAGATCCAGCGGCGTTGTATGCGGGTACGCCAGATGGAGCTAGGAATCACAGAAGCCATCTGGATGCACTCGCACGCAGGCAAAAACCCGCGCCCTGACCATGTAGCCGCAAATGGGAAAAGGTATAAAATCGCGGAAGGATGTTTAATCTCGGGTGAGTATGTATTCCCCGGGGAAGAAATCAATTGTCGGTGTACCAGTAAACCCGTCTTACCATTTTGAGGATCAAGTATGGTCAAAACCGAAACCATCGTAGGTGTGTTTGACACCGACAAGGGATTGACTTCTATCGCCACGCCTGATGGGCGTGGGCAAACCCAATTGGTCACGTTTGATCCAAACACAAATACCATCCTCAACGGGGCGGCGGCTGTAGGTTCTGGCGGCGGCTCGTCCATCACAGTCGTCAACGACCTGACAACTGGCGGACCAACATTGGCAGCATCCGCCGAATCTGTCCGACTTCTTAACACCCGCAACACATGGCGCCCGTTTGGCATCCGGAAGCTCACCCCTGGGTTTGTCAATGCGTCGTCGGATGACGTGCCGACCATCTCTGTTCGCGGGTCCGTTTCGACGTCTGAAATCTCTGGGGCGTCCCTTGTGGGGAACACTGGCACCGGCATCACGTTTGGGGCTAACGGCAATGGATCGACATTCAACGGTACAGCCCTTCGCCGCACTGGTGTCCCATCGTCGCAATCATCCATTTATTTCACTACAGATTGCCCAGACATCGAGCTGTCGATTTGGTCTGCTATCACGAACGCAAATTGCACGGTGCTGGTCAACGATGGTCTAGCCGGGACGTTTGTGCTGCCGGTTGCAGCGTCGTGCATGGTACGTTTGACCTTCGCAACCCAGAAGGAGCGCCTGATCCAAGTTATTGGCCCGGGTGGATCAATTCATAGTTCATTGGTTGGCGTCTGGATGAACACCAACTACAAGCTGTGGAAGCCGGAACTGACACCCAACAAAGGGCGATGGGTGTTCATGGGTGACTCGGGTATGGCGCTCGGTGGCGTGCCGTACTCGGACATTGTTGCGCCTGGTTCTATGGCTACTGTTGCTGCTACTGCGCTGGGCTTGCTGGACTTCGCTGTCTGCGGCATTGGCGGGTGCGGCTACCTGAACACATCTCAGGAAAAGTTGCGCGTCCGTATTCCTGGCGAGGTGATCGCGCCTGATCCCGGCAACGTGTTCATCTCAATGGGGTTCAACGACAAGGGTTATGACGACACCCTGTTCAATTACGAAATCAACTACTGCTACGACATGATTCGCGAGGGCCTGCCCAATGCGAACGTGTTTGTAACGGACATCATCAAGACCCCATCGACATACTCAAAATCTCTGCTCATCAAAGATGCAGTTCAGAGGCGCGACGGGTTTTATTTCCTCTCGCACGGAGACTGGATCACAGGGACTGGTAATGTGGCCGCACCGAACGGCACCGGGAACGCTGACTACGTGATTTCGTCGGATGGCCTGCACAACTCAGCGTATGGGCACAATTACGTTGGAAAACGCTGGGCCAGCTTCATTGCAAACGTGGCCCGAGGTGAGATGCAGCAGGCGGCGTCTCCGCTCATTTCTGCGCCAGTCAATTCAATCGCTCCGATTCTTGAAGCGGCAGTTGTGGGCGGCTCTCCTGTATGCCAGAACGGCATCTGGAGTGGGTCGCCAACACCGACCTACACCCGCGCATTCACGCTCAATGGTGTTGCCATCTCGTCGTCGTACGTGTTCACGGCTGGCGATGTCGGCAAGACGCTGGCCTGCACTGTGACCGCACGCAACCTGACCGGCACAGTGACAGCAGTGTCCAACACCGTGACGGTCGCATCTGGCCCGGCAACATCATTGACGATGACAGGCCCGATCACAGGCACTGTCGGTGTAGCATCAAGCGCATTCACCGTGTCGGCAGACGGCACCCTGAGCGGCTCTGTTACTGTGACGCCAAGCGACGGCGGTGCTGGTGGCACGTTCACGCCTACGACCCTGTCTCTGAGCAGCGGCGTAACATCTGGCACGTTCACCTACACAGCGGCATCGTCTGGCGCGAAAACGATCAGCATCACCAACAATGGCAGCCTGACGAACCCAGGTACGATTACCTACGCAGCATCGGCAACGAGCGCGACCGCCTTGAGCGCGTCCGGACCCTCGTCTGGTGCCTCAGGCGTTGCATCGAGCACGATCACTGTTACCGCAAACGGCGCCCTTGGTTCCAGCGTCACGGTCACGCCATCCTCGACGGTGGCGGGCACGTTCTCGCCAACCAGTGCAACGCTCGCAAATGGCGGAAGCGTGTCGTTCACGTTCACGCCGTCCGCGACCGGCAGCGCAACGCTGACGTTTGCAGCATCCGGCCTGACATCTGCAACGCTTGTGTACACGGTTAGCGCTGCTTCGACTGCGCCCGCGCAGGTCACAGGACTGACGCTGGGCACGCCGACCAGCAGCACCCAGCCGCTGACATGGACGGCCCCGAGCAATGGCGGCTCTGCCATCACAGATTACCTGGTGCAGTACAGCACCGACAACACGAACTGGACAACGTTCGCGGACGGCACCAGCACGACTGCATCGGCAACTGTCACGGGTCTGACCGCCTCTACGCTGTATTACTACCGAGTGGCAGCGGTCAACGCTGTGGGTACAGGCAGCTACAGCACCTCGGTTAGCGGTAGCACAACCAGCGCGAGCGCAGCGACAACCACGTTTGACGCAACGAAGAACTGGCAGAGCCAACTGGTTTACAGCAACGGCAATCTGACGGTCACCAACACCAACACCAACATCCTGAACGTCAAGGGTGTATCGGTAAAGACTGCTGGCAAATTCTATTTTGAGGTCGGCAACGCCACTTCTATCCCTGAAAAAATCGGCATTTGCGGAGCGTCAACAAATGCGACTACCAACGGCACCGCGTATTACGCGATGGATGGCGGCCTGTTCTTCGATGGTGGCAACCAATTGAACAGCAATTTTGTGCTGGGCACCAACACCTGTATCGCGGTTGATTTGGACGCCAAGCTGATGTGGGCGCGAAATGGATCAGGCAACTGGAACAACAGCGGCACAGCAAACCCGGCAACCGGTGTCGGCGGGGTGTCGATCGCCACTCTGGCAACTGCAGGAGCGTACATCTACGCGAGCATTAAGGGCGTCAATGGCGCGGTGCTGAACCTAAAAGCAGCATCATCGTCATGGACCTACACGGCTCCGAGTGGGTTCGGCGAGTGGACGGCTTAATATATGTACCCCTCAACCATCTCCCGCACCCGCTCAGACCGCGTACAAGTCGAGGTCGATCCTGCTGCTTTGTACGCGGGCACGCAGTTTCGATCGCTGCGGGAGATTACCAGGCAATTCAGATTCCACCTGCATATTCGCGCTGAGGTGGGAAGAATTGCCCATTAAGTAAATGGTGCATAATACCCATATGCCGAACATCAAACTCGCATTTGATAAGTCCGCTCGTCACGTTGACGCTGACGGGCGTTTGCACGTTGCGCGTTCGCATATCTCTAAGGCTGTGGTGAATCCATACTATGGGCGAGAAATCCCAGGCTATATGGATTTGGGTTTGCAGCCTGACACCGTTTATAAACTTCTGCGCGATCCTGTCGAGCTTGAGCGCGCTGCACCGACATTTGCACGCTTGCCGATCTTGTCTGCCCATGTGCCGGTCACTGTGGATTCTCCGCAGCCGGATATTGTTGTGGGCGCGATTGGCTCTGACGTTGTATTCAATGCCCCGTATCTTGACGCAGACATTTGCGTTTGGGATGCTGAGGCAATCGCTGGCATTGAAACCGACAAGGTGCGCGAGTTGTCGTGTGCCTATCGGTACGTGCCAGTTATGGAACCCGGCGAATATGAGGGTGAGGCCTACGATGGCCGAATGACCGAAATTCGCGGCAACCATCTCGCCCTTGTGGAGGTCGGCAGGGCGGGGCCGGATGTGATCGTCGCCGACTCCAACCCCTTCAAAAAGGAACCCGCAATGCGAATGACCAAGCTGGGCAAGGCCCTGTTTGCGGCATTGAGTGCGGCCTCTCCCGTGCTGGCTGCGGACTCCGCGCTGCCCGCGCTGGTAGGCAGTGCCAACCGCAAAACCTTCAAGAAAGACGACATCAAGGCCAAACTGATGGCCCTCGATGGCGACATGGACCCGCAGCAAATCGACAATGTGATCGATGCGCTGCTGGACGTTGAGCAATCGCCTACCCCTCAAGAACTGCCGCAAGCTGCTGCTGATGAGTCGCCCGCCGACAAGCTGCGCGCCCTGCTGGCTGGCAAGGTGGACGATGAAACCCTGAACGCCGCTTTGGCTTTGGTGCCAGCACCTGCCGCTGTGGACGAGGAGCCATCCGGTGCCGCTGTGGAAGCCACCAAGCACCCTGAAGCCGCCATGGACGCCGCTCTGGAAGCCTACGGCAAGAAGCTGCGCGCAGAACTGCGTGAAGCCGCCGAAGCTGCCCGCGAAGTCCGCGACGTGGTAGGCGACGTGATCGGCATGGATTCCGCCGCCGAAGTGTACGGGTTCGCTCTGGATCACATGAAGATTGACCGCAAGGATGTGGAAGGCGTTGCAGCACTCCGCGCCCTGTTCCGTGTGGCTTCTGCCAAGGCTCCCGCCGCAGCAGTTGCGCAAGACTCCGCTGCAACAAACGTCGTGGCCCAGTTCCCTGGCCTGTCTCGCTTCCGTTCCGCTTAATAGGAGGATCAAATGGGATTCCAAACCGCTGTCCAATTGCAACAGGCTCCTGCCGTTGCTGGCGACTTTGCTTCTGCAAACCCTCGCCGTTCGTTTGTTGGCCCCGAAGGTGGCTTTGTCGCTGGCGCTGCTGGCGTGACCGTTGGCCGCTTCGCATGGATTCAGTCTGACGGCAAGACCGTGCTGAATACCGGCGTTGGCAAGCCTGACGGCTTCATCCACCGGGAGCAACAAGCCCTGATCACGACCTACCTCGCCGAGAATGGTTCGCTGATCCCTACCGGCTTCCCCGTGACCATCATGCAAACGGGTGACTACTGGGTGCCTGCGAACGTGTCGTCTGCCGTGCTGCGTGAAAACGCCTATGCCAAGTTCCAAGACGGCTCCGTCCGATTTGAAACCTCTGCACCTGCATCGGCCTCGATCACTGCAGCCCAATCCGGCACCACGCTGACCGTGTCCGCTGTGGCTTCTGGCTCGCTGTCTGTTGGCGATCTGGTTACGCAAGCCTCTGGTTCGCCTGCCTACATCACCGCCCAGTTGACCGGCACCGCTGGCAGCACCGGCACCTACACCTTGAGTGTGTCGCAAACCGTCGCCTCTGGCGCTGCCACCGCAACCAGCTACATCGCTACCGACTTTGTCTGCACCCAAGCTGCGGCCATCGGCGAACTGGCTGTCATGTCTCTGTAATCGAAGGGAGTAACAAAACATGAATCCCGTACTGCAACAACTGATGAGCCGCGCTGGCATCACCTTTATGGGTGTCAACGCGGAATTTCAAGCCGAAGGCGCGGCCCAGGCTTTGCGTTACGCCCAAGACGGCGGCTTCGCTTGCGATGCACAGCCCACCTTGGTGACGACCTCCAACAGCGGCATCCCTGCTTTCCTGACGACCTACATCGACCCCAAGCTGATCGAAGTCTTGGTGGCCCCGATGAAGGCTGCGGAAATCGTGGGCGATGAAGTCAAGAAGGGCGACTGGACGACCGAAACCGCGATGTTCCCCGTCGTGGAATCGACCGGCGTGACGACGGCTTACGGTGACTACAGCGAGTCTGGCTCGGCTGGCGTCAACTCCAACTTCCCGCAACGCCAATCGTTCCACTACCAAGTGATGACGCAATGGGGCGAGCGCGAACTGGAGCGCGCAGGTCTGGCCCGCATCGACTGGGCAAACCGCGTCAACATCGCATCGGCTCTGACTCTGAACAAGTTCCAGAACAAGAGCTACTTCTACGGTGTGTCGGGCCTGCAAAACTACGGCCTGCTGAACGATCCTTCGTTGTCTGCTGCGATCAGCCCAACGACCAAGATCGCTGGCGGAACTTCTTGGTCGGTGGCTACCGCGCAAGAAATCAATTCCGATATCCAGAAGCTGTACAAGCAACTGCAGACACAGTCGAACGGCCTTGTGCAGTTGGACACCAAGATGACTTTGGCAATCTCGCCAATCTCTGAGGTGTACCTGACCAAGACCACGGACTTCAACGTCAACGTGATGGACATTCTGAAGAAGAATTTCCCCAACCTGACCGTGAAGACCGCGCCTGAGTACAGCACCGCTTCTGGCGAACTGGCGCAACTGATCGTGGAAGAAATGGACGGTCAACGCACCGCATCCTGCGCATTCACTGAGAAGATGCGCGCTCACCCGATCATCGTGCAGGCTTCCAGCTTCAAGCAAAAGAAGTCGCAAGGCACTTGGGGCACTGTGTTGTTCCGCCCCTTCCTGATCGCTCAGATGCTCGCAATCTGATGTGAACTAAAATGACAAGGGGCTTCGGCCTCTTGTCACTTACCAATCTGGAGAGATACATGGCAAAAACAATCATCATCGGGTGCCGCTTGCCGCATGGCATCATTTTGGAGAACCCCAAGGACGCACGCATCAAGGTTGAGCTTAAGGGCTTGAACTCCGTGCAGATCATTGGTGCGGGGTACTACGCCAATCCCGTGGACGCCGATTTTTGGGCGGCATGGAAAGAATTTCACAAAGAGTTTGCGCCGCTGAAGTCGGGAGCGATCTTTGAGGCCTCGACAGAATCCGAAGCCGCAGCCAAGGCCAAGGAGCTGAAGAACGAAAAAACCGGCTTTGAAGCGTTGTCGCAAGACGGCTCTGATGGCGTCAAGGTTGCCACCAAGGACTAAGCATGGCACAGGTCGTATTTGATCCTACGGCCTTCAAGGCCCGATACCCTGAGTTTGCCGCGGTGTCGGATTCGACGCTGTCGGCTTGCTTTACGGAATCGGGCCTGTACTTGTCCAATGCGGACGATTCAATCGTGCAAGACCTGACACGTCGGGCCATGCTGCTCAACATGCTGACCGCACATATCGCCTACTTGGGTGGTGCGCTATCGGCAGATGGGCAAGCCCGCCAGGTAGGTCGCGTGTCGCAGGCTGCGGAAGGCTCCGTGTCTGCGTCTTTTGAGTACCTGACGCCAGGCTCGCATTCTTGGTTCACGCAGACGCCATATGGTGCCGCGTTCTGGCAAGCCACATCCTCACTGCGCGGATTCCGTTATCGCGCACGCCCTACGGTGTTCTGATGGAACTCAAAGGCGCTGACTCCCTCATGAAAAAGCTGCAAGCTATTGCGGAAAGCATGGACGCGGGGCATGTTGATGTTGGCTTCATGAGTGAGGCGAAATACCCGGATGGCACGGGTGTGGCACAGGTGGCGTTTTGGAATGAGTTTGGCACGGCTACATCGCCGCCTCGCCCATTCTTTCGCGGCATGATCGCCCGTGATTCTGGCAATTGGCCGGAAGTCATGGCGCGACAAGCGAAGGGCACAAACTTAGACGGCGCTAAAACGCTCGGCCTGATGGGTGAGTACATCGGCGGGCAGTTGATCCAATCAATCAACGACCTTGAAACGCCAAAGCTGGCAGACAGCACAGTGGCTGCTAAGGGCTTTGAGAAACCGCTGATTGACACCAGCCACATGATTAACAGCATCACATACCAGATCAATGAAGGTGATGTGATTCCGGTGAAGGTCTGATATGGATCTGCGCAACATCGCCAACGGGATCAGCTCAACGGTCAACCCTAATGAGATCGTGACCGTGCTTCGCTCGACCGGCTACACCATTGGCGAAGGCCGCAAGCAGGTGCCAGCGTATGCTGCCCCGGTGACGGGTCCGGCGCAGATTCAGGCACTCGACGGCAAAGACCTGCAGCATACCGAAGGCTTGAACGTTCAAGGCACGATCCGGGCGATCTATCTACGCGGCACGCTGGCCGGTGTGGTGCGCCCTACGCAGGTCGGCGGCGATATTGTGCAGCGTGCTGACGGGTCTGAATGGCTTGTTGTCAAGGTGCTTGAAAGCTGGCCGACTTGGACGAAAGCGGCGATTGTGCTGCAAGGTGGGCAATGATGTATACGGCAAGCCTGACCATTGACAATGTGATTGACGCCCTAGCCGACTTCTTGCAGCCGTTCGTCGGCACTGCTGAGATTGTCCGGGCACAAGCCAACCGCACGCCGATGCCGACAACGCCATGCGTCGTGCTGACGGAGTTGATACAGGTGGATCTTGAGACGCCATACATCACGAACGATGGCGACAACAACCAGATCACATCCAAAGGGCGGCAGCGCATCGATGTGCAGATTGACTTTTACGGACCTGACGCGGGCAACCAGTGCGCAGCCGTGAAAAGCGTATTCCGTACGCCATATTGCGCTGCGCAATTCCCGTCAAATATCCAGCCGCTATATTGTGGGGATGGTATTCAATCCCCACTGATTACCGGCGAAGAACAATGGCAGTCACGATTTACCCTCACTGCCTCGCTGCAATATAATCCTGTTGTGACTTTGCCTCAGCAATTTGCCGATACTGCAACGGTCGTGACCTATAACCCCGTGGACCTTACCTAAGAGGTGATACATGAGCATTCCAGCAAGTGACGTCGTCGTCGTCAATCCTGGCGTAATTGGGACGGGCGGCAATCCGCTTGCACTCAATGGCGTCATTCTCTCCAAGAATACCTATCTGCCCACCAACGGTGTGCAGACGTTTGCCAGCGCTGATGCCGTGTCGGCATTCTTCGGCCCTGCATCGACAGAATACACGCTCGCCCAGACCTACTTTTTGGGTTTTGACAATTCGACCGCAAAACCCGGCACGCTGATTTTCGCGCCGTTTGTGGATACTGCCCGTGGCGCGTGGTTGCAATCTGGCTCTCTGGCGTCCATGACGCTGACACAGTTGCAGGCTTTGTCCGGCGTCCTGACCGTGACTGTGAGCGGCACCGCCAAGACTTCCAGCACGATCAATTTGAGCGCCGCCACCTCGTTCAGCAATGCCGCAACGCTGATTCAGTCTGGTTTCACGTCGCCCGGCTTCACGGTCGCATGGGATGCCGTCAAGTCGGTGTTCATCTTCACCGTGACCGCAACCGGCACCGCATCGACCATCACCGAAGCATCGGGCACTCTGGCAACTGGCCTGAAGCTGTCCACAGCTACCGGCGCGATCCTGTCGCAAGGCGCAGCAGTTGACACGCCTGCCACCGCCATGGATATGGTCAAGAGCAAGACTCAGAACTGGGTTTCGTTCATGACGCTGTGGGAGCCTTCGATCGCCGACAAAACGGCTTTCGCAGTGTGGACAAACGCGCAGAACCAGCGCTATATGTACGTGGCGTGGGACAGCGACGCGCAGGCTATTGTGAACGGTTCTACTACCTGCTTTGGCTACGTCGCCAAGACCGCAGCCTATGATGGTGTCGTTCCGGTCTACAACACAGCCGCTCTGGCCGCGTTCGTGCTGGGCGCTGTGGCTTCGATTGACTTCTCCCGCGTCAATGGCCGCATCACGGCTGCATACAAGTCGCAATCCGGCTTCCCTGCTACCGTGACCGATCAGCAGATCGCTGCAAACCTGCTTGCCAACGGTTACAGCTTCTACGGCAACTACGCCACCGCGAATGACTCGTTCAACTTCTTCTACAATGGCCAAATGACCGGCAAATGGAAGTGGGTGGATACGTTTGTGGATCAGGTCTACCTGAACAGCCAACTGCAATTGGCTGTGCTGTCCCTGTTGACTTCTGTCAAATCGATCCCTTACAACGAATCCGGCTACAGCCTGATCCGCTCGGCGATGCTGGACCCGATTCTGTCAGCTCTCGAGTTTGGCGCGATCCGTGCAGGTGTGTCGCTGTCGCAATCGCAAAAGGCGCAAGTCAACCAAGCCGCTGGCCGCGATGTGGCAACCATCATTCAGCAGCAAGGCTACTACCTGCAAATCCTTGATCCGGGCGCTCAAGTGCGCGGTAATCGTGGCACGCCGGTCATTAACTTCTGGTACTGTGATGGAGGTGCAGTCCAACGTATCTCGATCGCTTCGATTGACATTCTGTAAAGGATAAACGGACATGGCTGACACCACGATCACTAGCGCGAATAGCGTTTTCACCATCACCGTGCCGGGCCTGTTCCCGGCCCCTGTGCAGTTGCAGGGCTACTCCAGTGACCGGGCGTTTACGTCCGATGCCCTGGTGCTGTCCGAGGTGCAAATGGGCGTAGATGGACGCATGACGGCTGGCTATACCCCCGCGCCCACTGTGCAGACCGTGACACTGCAAGCGGATTCGCCTAGCCGCGACATTTTCACCACGATCATTCAGGCCAGCAAGACTGCCCGTGAGGTGTACTACATCTCGGGTTCTATCTCGCTGCCTTCTACCGGCGAAGCCTTCTCGCTGGTGCGCGGTGTGCTGACGACTGCAAAGCAGATCCCGGATGCCAACAAGGTGCTTGCACCAGTTGATTTTCAGATCACTTGGCAGTCCGTGGACCGCTCGCTGATCTAACCCGTTTTGCCCCGGCGCTGCCACTTGGCAGGATGCGCCCTCTCCCGTATCTGCCGGGGCATCTTTTAGGAGAGAAAACATGCGGAGAGGCATGACATGGCACGCAAGAGCACAAACTACACAGTAACCGACGACAATCGCGACAAGGGCAAGGTGTTCGTTATCACCGAGCTACCCGCAGCACGAGCCGAATCGTGGGCATTCCGGGCAATCCTTGCGCTAATGGAAGGCGGGGTAGAACTGCCACCGGGCTTTGAGCGCATGGGCATGGCTGGCATTGCAGAGTTGGGTATCCGTGCGTTGTCTCATCTGCGCTGGGAGGTCGCTGAACCCCTGCTGGCCGAAATGTGGGACTGCGTGCAGATCATGCCCGACCCTGCAAAGCCGCATGTGGTGCGCCCACTGATTGATCAAGACATCGAGGAGGTCATGACCCGCATCAAGATCCGCGCCGAAGTCTGGAAGCTCCACACGGATTTTTTGAGCGCCGTCGCAGCCTCGATCTAAAACGTCGGCCAAGCGGCGGCTCGCGTGACATTGCCGAATACAAGAATGTGCCCGCCATCATTGCGGTTTTGGTGTCCCGCCGTATGGCGACGCTGCATGAATTGCAGACCGTCTATGGTGTGGAGGACGCCTACAATATGATGGAAATCATCATGATCGATGATTACAACAACCAACCTGTGAAATCGTCATGAGCACCATTATCGACAGTTTGATAGTTCAACTTGGGCTGGATGCGAAGAAGTTCAAAGGCGAACAGGAGCGCGTCAATAAGGGGCTGAAGGACACGGGTAACGAAGCCAAGAAGACCGGCGACAAGCTCAACCAGGCTGGCAAGGATGGTGCTAAGGGCTTCGCTGAGGCATCAAATGGCCTCGGCAAGCTCATGTCTCTGATGGCGGCGGGGTACGTCGTCAAGAAGTTCGTCACCGACATGGTGAACACGAACGCTGAGATTTACAGATTCTCGCGCAACCTGCAGCAAAACGCCAAGGACATCTCAGCGTGGGGTAACGCAGTCGAGGTCACTGGCGGCGATGCTCGCGCATTTCGTGGCACGCTCACGATGTTGAGCAAGGCGCAGACTGAATTGCAGATGACGGGCCAGTCCGGACTGATCCCGTATTTCAGCCGGTTCAACGTCGCCATGATGGACGTGAACGGCAACGCCCGAAAAGGGACCGACATCCTGCTAGACCTTGCGGACCGTATGCAAGGCATGGACCGCACCACGGCTTTCAACACGCTGCAAGCGATGGGGATTGACGAGGGCACAGCGAACGCGATGCTTGAGGGACGGAAGAGCCTGCAGGCGTTGATTGATAAGCAGAAGGAACAAACAGCAGTGTCCAACGATGCTGCGCGCCAAGCCGAAGAAACCCGCAAGAAAGCGGTGCAAGATGCGTTGTTGCTAACGAAAGCTAGCAACGACATGACCAGCAAAATGCTGCCAGCTATCCAAAAACTGCTGGAGATGTTCGACAGACTGAACGAAGCTACAAACGGATGGGCTGCAAACATTGCAAGCGCCGCAAAATCTCTTGGCGAGATTGGTGTGATTGCGTATGCCGTCAAAAGACTACTTCCAACTGCTGCTGCAGCATCAACTGCCGGTGAAGGGGTGGCGGCAGCGGCGGGCGGAGGTGCTGCGGCTGCGGCGGGCCGAGTTCTTGGTGTAGGCGGTGCGTTGTTGTTGCATTCTGGCGAGTTGAACGCAGGCGAAGACGAGCGAATGAAGCAGATCCACGCGATGCAAGATGCCGAAATGGCAAAGCGAAGCAGTGCATCTCCACGGAACAAGCTAACCAAGATCGAACGGAAGTACGGCCTCCCGCAGGGCCTGCTGGATCGCATCTGGTACGCAGAGTCAGGGCGTGGAAAATCCATGAAGTCCCCAGCAGGGGCAGAAGGTCACTTCCAATTCATGCCCGCGACCGCAAAACAGTACGGCCTGAAAAACCCATACGATTTTGACGAATCCGCTGATGCTGCGGGCCGCATGTTCCGCGACCTTATCAAGCAAAACGGCGGAGATGTTAGCAAAGCTATTGCCGCATACAATTGGGGTCAAGGTAACCTGATGCGCAAAGGTGTCGGCAGCGCACCAAAGGAAACGCGGGATTATCACCAGCGGGTTTTGGGTTATGCATTGCCGGGTGCAGGCATGTCCGCGCCGGGGGCGTCGCAATCTACAACCGTCGCGATCAACGAGGTCAAGGTTTATACTCAAGCCACTGACGCAAATGGTATTGCCCGCGATTTCCGCGCTGCGCTGAACACGCAAATGCAATATCAAGCCAATACAGGATTGGGTAACTGATGCCACTGATTCCTTTCCCAAATGTGCCGAATGTGCCGGGAGTGCCCGCTATTCCTCGGGCGAATACTGGCGCGAACGCGACCACGACGGCGCTGCTGGGTGCTGTGAACGGCATTATTTGGGCGGCTGCGCAGAATGAACAGCGTTGGGGTATCTACGACAAGAACGGCAAAGCGCTGGGCGACCCTTCTGGCATCACTGGAATCAAAAAGATTTCGCTGAACTCGCTAGGTCTTGGGTCTGTGCAGTCCACTGTCAGCGTGGAATACGGGAAAGCTATGCGGATCAGCGATTTTCCTGTTGAGCGTGGATCGTTTGCAAGCTACAACAAAGTAGAGACACCCGCAAACCCGGCTGTCAGTATTTCGTTTTCTGGAAGTGAAGCCGACCGCTCAAAGTTCCTGATGGCGATTGACAAGGCCACCAAGAGCACGGATTTTTACAGCGTGGTGACACCAGAAGTGCAATACGTGAACTACTCGATTGAGTCTTACGTCGTGTCTCGTCGTGCGGATCGCGGTGCAACCCTGTTGATCGTTGACTTGACTCTCAAAGAGATTCGTCAGGTGTCGGCGCAGTACACGGGCGGCAAGACGCCAAAACAGCCAAGCGCCGCGCAGAGTGAAACCGTCGGCAAGGTGCAGGCATTGAACCCGGCCCGTGCTGCGCTGCAAGCCGTGCAGAACTTCTTTCCGAGTATGGTAGGTGGTTAAATGTTGAGCATCCAAACCGCTGCCACCGCTTCGCAGACCATCCAGACGAACGTCGCCAATCAGGCCGTCGTCATTAACCTTTACACCAAACCGCGCGGACTGTTCGCCGATTTCGTGTCGAATGGAACCACAATGGTTACCGGCGTGCTGTGCTTGAACGGTGTGCCGCTAATCCCCACCGATTACCTGGGCTTCTCGGGCAAATTCATTTTCATTGACACACAAGGCACATCTGACCCGGAATATACGGGCTTGGGTGACCGTTTCCAGTTGATTTACTTGACGGCAGACGAATATGGCGTCATTTGAGAATCAGAAGAAGCTGCGGATCGTTATCACGTTGGGCGATGGCTCATTTGGTGATAGCGATCAGATTACGCTTGAGAATTACCGGGCATCTCTGAATATCTCAAACGCTGGCGGCTTGCAAATGGGGCAACTGACCGGGAATATCTACGGTATGAAAGTATCCGACATGGATGCTGTCACCAGCTATGCGCGATATTTCGGTGCATTCAAGCCAAATACCATTGTCGTTTATGTCATCGACGGTAAGCAAGAATCACTTGTATTCACTGGCAACATCGTTACGGCATGGGCTGAATATGGTGGGATGCCTGATGTGTGCCTGAATATCCAGGCGCAAGCGGCAGCTCTGGATATGTTGAAAGCGGTGCCTCCGCGCAGTTTCAAGGGAACGATTGACGTGCCGAATGTGATGTCGCAGATTGCGGCAAGCATGGGGTATACGTTCAAGAATAACGGAGTGGCCGCGACTCTTGAAAATGTCTACCTTGCAAATACCGGCATGGAGCAGGCGCGAGAATTGGCTCGGCAAGCCAATATCGAATTGGTGCTGGGCGAAGGCAAAACCATGACGATAACGCCGAAGGGGAAAGCTATCTCTGACGGTGTTAAGCCTTTGGTGTCACGCACAACCGGCATGATCGGGTATCCGACTTATGACGGCGTTACCGTCGTTTGCCGGACTCTCTATAATCCAGCCATTCACCTTTATAACTTGGTGACCATCGAAACAGATGTAAAGCGCGCAAATGGTGATTGGCTTGTTTTGAGTATCGACCACGCGCTAGATTCTGAAATGCCTGACGGGCAATGGTTCTCTGTTTTCAGGGCGGTTAATCCGGCGCTATATGGCAACTTCTGACATTAATGCAGGCGCGATGACGCCAGAGGCGCAATGGGGAAACTATAACCAGCTCGCTTTTGTCATCTCGCAATTCATCAACCGAGTGCAAACCACAACGCTTGTGCGCGTGGAATCCGTGACGAATAATGGTGGCGTGTCGCCTGTAGGTTATGTTGACGTGACCCCATTGGTAAATCAAGTGGACGGAAACGGTATCCCGACACCTCACGTCACGATTTACAACGTGCCATATATGCGCGTGCAGGGGGGCACAAATGCCGTGATTCTGGACCCTCAAAAAGGTGATATTGGCATATGTTCATTTGCCAGTCGGGATATTTCCAAGGTCAAGAAAACCAAAACGCAAGCAAACCCCGGAAGCGCACGTAAATTCTCTTATGCGGACGGGCTATATATCGGAGGGGTTTTGAATGGTGCGCCGACGCAGTATGTGCAATTCTCTGATGCAGGTGTGACGATTACGTCACCGACTAAGGTAACCGTGACCGCTCCAATCGTGCAGATCAATGGAGCGACCGTCATCAATGGCACGCTGACGCAAACCGGCACAGGTAACAATGCCACGTTCTCTGGCAACATCATGACCACAGCAGGCGATGTAACAGCGCAAGGTACAAGTCTGCATACGCACCGACATGGCGGTGTGCAGACCGGTTCCGGCACAACAGGAACACCGACATGACGATGTACAAGACACTTCTGCTGGACCAAGACAAATGGGACTTGGTGCTAGACAGCGCCGGGAATATAGCCGTGGCATCCCCGCCTTATGCGCTCGCGCAAGATGTCGCCAGTGCGGTGCGGTTGTTTATCGGCGAGCTTTGGTATGACACAGAAAAAGGCATTCCCTATTTTGAGGACGTGCTAGGTCATTTGCCTCCGGTGTCTCTTGTTGTTTCGTATATCGAGAATGCCGCATTGACAGTTCCAGGCGTTGTAAGTGCGCGCTGTATAATCTCGTCAATCGATGCCCGTTCTGTTTCGGGTCAAATCCAGTTTATTGACGAAAACGGGGTAAGCAATAATGTCGTCTTCTAGTGTGCCCGCGCTCACGTTCACATCGACCGGGGTAGTGCTGCCAACTGAAGCCGATATTCTGGCCGGTGTCCAAACCGATATTGACGCGGCGTTTGGTGGTGGAACAAACCCAGCACTAGAAACCCCACAAGGGCAACTGGCATCTACGCTGGCAGCAGTCACGGCCAACAAGAACAGTGAGATTGCCTACTACGTCAACCAAGTCGATCCGCAATATGCGTCTGGTCGGTTTCAGGACGCCATCGGGCGCATCTATTTCCTGACACGCAAGCCAGCTACTGCCACGGCTGTGCAATGCACGCTGACCGGCTCGATTGGCGCTGTGATCCCCGCAGGTACGCTTGCCAAGGACACGAGCGGCAACACCTACGCATCGACCGGCGACATCACGATTGGATCGGCTGGCACTGGTTCCGGCGAGTTCCAAAACATTGCAACTGGCCCTATCCCTTGTGCAGCAGGCACGCTGACACAGGTTTACCAGGCTGTAGCAGGCTGGGACACGATCACGAACGCAGCGGCAGGCACGCTAGGCCAAGATGTCGAGTCGCGCTCTGACTTTGAATACCGGCGCAAGAATTCCGTTGCGCTGAACGGCAAGGGCACGCCATCGTCCATCTATGCCGCCGTGGTTGATGTGGATGGCGTGTTGGACGTGTATGTCAAGGACAATTCGACCAACGCATCAGTCAATACAGGCTCCACAAACTACCCAATCGCTGCAAACAGCATCTATGTTGCAGCAGTTGGCGGCACTGATGCGGCAGTAGCTAAATCGATCTGGACCAAGAAGGACGCAGGGTGCAGCTACAACGGCAACACGACCGTGACCGTGACCGATGAAAGCGGCTATAGCTACCCTTACCCAACCTACACAGTGAAGTTTCAGAGACCATCCTCGTTGGCTATAAAGTTCGCTGTGCAGATCGTGAACAGCACGGCGCTACCGTCCAACATCGTGGATCTAGTCAAGGCGGCAATTGTCGCCCGCTTCAACGGCACAGACGGCACCACACGGGAACGCATCGGCGCGCTGATCCTGTCTAGCCGGTATTACGGTGCAGTGTCTAGCGTGGCATCCAATGTCTCCATTGTCAGCATCCTGATCGGCACAACAACCGCGACGCTCAATCAGGTGCAAGTCGGCATTGACCAGGCTCCGACGATTTCGGCGTCGGACATCGCAGTTACTTTGGTTTAAGGAACAACAATGGCCGTCAAACTTCGACGCGATCAGAGCACGCCACTCGCGTGGAACGACATCGACAACAACTTTGAATCGCTGCAAACCGCAGTCGATCAAGCTGTGCTGTCTAGCGAACTCGCCCAAACTACCGGAGCGGCAGGTGTTGGCGCAGATGACGGCTCATCCGGCTCGCTGTGGATCAGTGTGCAGGGTTTTATCAACAAGTTGACGTCTTCTGTCGGGTCTGCTGTAGTTGGGTTTGTGCAGGCTGGGACGGGTGCGGTTGCGCGGTTTGTGCAAGATAAGCTGCGCGAGTCCGTGAGCGTCAAAGACTACGGCGCTGTGGGCGATGGCATTACCGACGATTCTTCGGCTATTGCGAACGCCTGCAATGCGGCATTGTCCGGTGTTGGGCGTCTTTACTGGCCTGCAGGTGACTACCGTGTGGCCAGCACCGCAACAATCAACACGCTGGCTGGCGGCCTGCTGATGTATGGCAACTCGCCCAACTCTATTGGCACGCGCGCAAACATCATCCAGGACGACATCAACACGCCAGTGTTCAAGGTGCGCGGCGCGAACCTGACGGCGCGCGGCCTGGCTTTCACCGTGTTCGCTGGAGCCGCAAAGACTGCAGCAGGCGCGGCCATTACGGTGATCAGCGCCACGTCAAACACCATCACGCTGTCAGCTGATCCCTGGCCAGGCCGCACGCCTGTCATTTGGGCGCTGGCATCAAGCATTGCAGCTACCGATAGCACCACCTACGCATCTGCAGGTGTCGTGAACGTGTTTGGTTCGTTCGTGTTCAGTGGCGCAACCAAGAACGGTGACGGCACGGTGACGCTGACCGGCGTGAAGGGCTTTAACGGCACTACCAATGCTGCCATTTCCGGCACGGTGGGCCACTCCATCGAATCGTTTGTTTCACTTGCGCATGCTGTATCTGACGCAGCCGTGACCAATGACCGCGCGGCGATCTTTGACATGGATGTGCGCGAAAATGAGTTCTTCGATAACCTGTGGTTTAACCAGTGCTGCCGCGTGTTTGCTTATGACGCGCTTGGCTCTGGCGGCGGCTTTGACACAGGAACCGGCAATGCAGGGTTCTTCTCAAACATCGTTGTGGATCAGGCCAAGTGGTTCATTGATTCTAACGGCGCTATCAACGCTGGGCAGTTCAGCAACATGCAACTGTACGGCGTTCTGACTGGCTTCAAGGCAGATGGCAATTTCTCTGATTGCAACCTGACGAACGTCAAGTTCATCACTTGCACCAAGGGATTCGACATTGCAGGCGATATGGTCGGCGTGACCATGACGGGTTCGTCAGTAAACGCCATCACAGGCCAAGGCTACATCAACGGCTTCATGTCCGTTGCTGGCAGCATCACTGACACCACGATCAACGGGAACACATTCGGACGCAGCACAAATGGTACTGCTCCAATTGTGTGCGGCACAGCAAATGGTTTTTTGTTGACGGGTAATACAATCATCAGCCAAAACGAGGGCGGAACTGGCGGCTTCCTTTCTGTCACTGGTGCATCGTTTATCAACAGCCGCGTTTCCGGCAATAACTTCGAATCGAAGAACAGCAGCAGCGCAAACCGCATTGTGTTCACGAACACCAGCGCAACTATTACTGGTTCAGTGTTTGGAAGCGATGTCGCTAGGTACACAAACCATACTGCAATCGGACTCATCGCAATCTCATCGTTCTCAAACTCGTGGACGACCGTAGCGGGCACGAGAACACCATCATACTTCAAGGATGACTCTGGCCTTGTGTCACTCAGTGGTGTTATTGGCGGCGGCACGATGAACACTGCTGTGTTTACGCTCCCGTCTGGATATCGGCCACCAAGCACAATTCGATGCCCCGTAGCTGTTTCTGGTGTTTTCGGATATGTAGACATCACATCGGCTGGCGTTGTTACGCTCTACTCATCTGGGTCAAACTCTTGGGTAGGCCTTGATGGTGTGTCATTCTTGGCGGCTTAACCATGTCCCTCATCTACTACGCAGAACCCGGATATTGGCGTGATGGGTACGCTCAGAATCTGACGGTAGATGATCCGTTTGATGTTGAGCAGACCATCATCAGCCAGTACGGTGCAACGTCCACGATTGCCCAACTATGCCGAAACATGGGCACGTACATCGACCCGGCAACGGACTTCAACACATTCTATGACTATGTTTGGAACGTGGACACTGCGCAGGGATTCGGGCTTGATATCTGGGGCCGTATTGTCGGGATTGGTCGTGAGTTGACAATCACGATTGATACTGAATACTTTGGCTTCAAAGAAGCATTGCCTACCGTCACGCCTTTTAATGAGCAGCCATTCTATAACGGCGAGGCCACTACGCAAACGTACATTTTGCAAGATGCGCCATATCGAAAACTCATTTTGGCAAAAGCTCTGCGCAATATCGCCGATGCGTCTGTGCCGTCAATCAATAGATTGTTGAATAACCTGTTCCCAGGGCGGGGGCTTTGTTATGTAAAAGACTTGGGCAGCATGGCAATTCAATACTGGTTTGAGTTTGAATTGGACTCATACGAAATCGCTATAATCACAAAGTCAGGCGCACTGCCTCGCCCGGCTGGCGTATCTGCTACGCTGCGCATCAGCGACGGCACCATTATCCCGGTGAACTGATATGAATTTGACCAACGCACCATCGAAAATCGTTCTTCCATTTGCGAATGGCGGCGGTAAAAACACGATTCCGGTAGCTTCTCAAATCGGGGTCACCGATGGCGCGGCATCGTGGACAGATGGCTTCCCGCCCCTGACTCGCACACCAAAGGCCGCAGGTGGTGTGCCACCGGCAGGCTTGGACATGAATGGCGTCTTGAACGCCACAAGCGCGATCTGCCGATGGACCGTAACAGGCGCAGGCTACACATACGACTCTACGTTCGCGGCTGACGCCAACATTGGCGGCTATCCGAAAGCCGCACGCGTTGCCCGCACAGATGGAGCGGGCTACTGGATCAACACCACAGACGGCAACACGACCGACCCAGAAGCGGGCGGGGCAGGATGGTATCCAGACTTCACCGTGGGCGCTGCTGCTGTCACCATGACAAGCTCGAATGTGACGCTGACGCCGTTGCAGTACGGCAAACAGGTCATCATCATCACCGGCACATTGACGGCGAATGTCAATCTGATCTTCCCGGCGCTGGTGGCTAAGTGGACGGTCATCAACAACACCAGCGGGAATTACACGATCACTTGCAAGACGGCGAGCGGGTCGGGGGTTGTGGTTGTAGGCGTGCAGGCGATTGTGGGGGATGGTGCAAATATCGTCGGGCAGACGTTTGCATCAAGCCAATCTACCAACGGATGGCAGAAGCTGCCTAGTGGGTTGATTGTGCAGTGGGGCTATCAGTCTTCAACAAATGCGACATTTTCTTTCCCTATTTCATTTCCTAGCGCTTGTTTGAACATAATGGCTAGCAATGCAAACTCTCAAGGATCTGGTTCTGATAATGCTTACGCATACCCAACCAGCAGCTCTCAATTTTTCATTGCGACCAAGGGGAGTGGTGGAAACATTAGTGGATATGCATGCTATTGGCTAGCGATTGGAAACTAACATGATCCTGTATTCAAAATCACGTCAAGGATTCTTTGACACCGCCATTCACAGCGTGCTGCCTAGTGATGCAGTAGAGATCAGCCAATCTTCATACGATGCGCTGATGCATGCGCAATCAATCGGAAAGATGATTGATTGGTCTGGTGATGCTCCCGTAGCCATTGACCACCCAGCTCCATCTCGATCGGCTATTGCGTTTCGGCAAATCATCGCCCTCGAATCCCAAATCACGCCCCGCCGAATCCGCGAAGCTCTGCTGTCAGGCGATCACTCGTTTATTGAGTCGATTGAAGCTCAGATCGCGGCCCTACGAACTCAACTCTCATAAACCATCATGCCTGACATCGATCCAATCCAATATGGGAAAATGGCCGCCGAGGTCGAAGCCCTGAAAACCCAAGTCGCAGAATTGCGAACTGATGTGAAGTCCTTGCTGGAACTTGCCAACAAATCAAAAGGCGGGTTCTGGATGGGCATGACGATTGCGTCCGCAGTCGGCGGGCTTGGTGGGTGGATCGTGTCGCATTTGCCTTGGGGGCGTTGAGATGTCCAAGCACTTCAGCATCGAGGAATTTACTGCATCCGATATGGCGCTGCGTCGCCGGATTGATAACTCTTTGCCTGAATTGCTGGCAGATAACGCCAATCGGACGCTCGACATGCTTGAGCGCATCCGCGCATATCTTTCGACTGTGGCCGGGAAGGACATCCCCGTTTACATCTCGTCCGGCTATCGGTCGCCGAAGCTCAATGAAGCTGTGGGCGGCGTACCTTCTTCGGATCACGTCAAGGGTATGGCGGCTGACATTAAGGCGCCCGCGTTTGGGTCGCCTTTGAAGGTCGCGCAGACGTTGGCGCAAGTCGTCAATGATCTGGACATTGGGCAACTCATCAATGAGTACCCCGGCGCGGGTGGGTGGGTTCACGTTTCCACGCGGCGCCCTGACAAGCAGGTTAACCGCATCATCACGATCACAGCGCAAGGCGCACAGGTCGGCATCAAGGAGGCATGATGGACTGGCAAAGCATCGTCAAGACGGTGGCCCCATGGATCGGCACTGCGCTCGGTGGGCCGCTTGGCGGCATGGCCGTTGAGGCTGCTGCCAATGCGCTAGGCGTGAGCGACAAGACGACCGATGCGGTCAAACAAGCATTGGCGGGGGTCACTCCTGACCAGATGCTAGCACTCAAGAAAGCCGATCAGGACTTCGCTCTGCAAATGCAGTCTCTGGGGTTCAAGCAGGTAACCGATCTGGAAAACATCGCAGCCAACGACCGCAAGGACGCTAGGGCGATGCAGATCGCGCTGCGATCCAAAGTGCCAGCCGCATTGTCGTTCATCGTGACTGTGGGATACTTCGGTGTCCTGACCGGCATGATGTCCAAATGGTTCACGGTGTCAGATTCTCAGGCTCTGCTTTTGATGCTCGGGAGTTTGTCTACAGCGTGGGGCATGGTGATGGCTTACTGGTTTGGCACAACGGCTGATAGTGGACGCAAGACGGAAATGCTTGCGAAAAAGTAACCCTCAACACTCAACAGGGGACTCATGAAATACTCAGATCTGATTCAATTCGCCACGCCTCGCCAGATTGAATACATTGAAGCGGTTGAGAAGTACGGATCGAAAGACAAAGCCGCGAAGGCGTTGAATGTCAACTATCGGACGCTGACGCGCTCGATTGAATCTCTTCGGATGAAGGCAGCGCAGCAAGGACATTCACCCGCTCACGACATGACCCACACTGTCCCGGACGGGTTTAAGGTGCGCGGCGTGTCCACGTACTACGACCAAGAAGGCAAGCCACGCGGGCAGTGGGTTAAGTCGTCGGCTGACGACGTGCGCCGACATGCTGCGATACAGGAAGCCTATGCAGCGATGGCGGATGATCTGCCACGGCTTGGCGCAGTAGCCAAGCCACGCGGCACGAGCGCAGACCTTGCCACCGTCTACACACTCACGGATAGCCACGTTGGGGCGTTGTGCTGGGGTGCTGAGACGATGTCGGGCGATTGGGACTTGTCCATCGCTGAGGCCACGCTGACGGGGTGTTTTGCGCGGATGGTGGAGTCATCGCCAGATGCCAAGACCGGCATTGTGGCGCAGTTGGGCGACTTCTTGCATTCTGACGGGAGTTCTGCCTTGTCGCCAGTGACGCCAACATCTGGGCATGTTCTGGATCAGGATGGACGATTCTCTAAGGTCGTCGGTGTAGCGGTGCGGATCTTGCGCCGCGTCATCGACATGGCCCTGAAAAAGCACGAGCGTGTAATCGTTCTGCTGGCAGAAGGCAATCACGACATTTCGTCGTCAGTGTGGCTTCGCACGATGTTTGCGGCCCTGTACGAGCGTGAGCCTCGCGTAACCATCATTGACCAGGCACTCCCATACTACGCAGTGCAGCACGGCAAAACGATGCTCTGCTGGCATCACGGGCACCTGCACAAGAACGACAAGCTGCCCATTCTGTTTGCGTCACAATTTCCTCAGATGTGGGGCACAACTGCCAAGAGGTACGCCCACACCGGACACCGCCACCATGTCGAGGAAAAAGAGCACAGCGGCATGACGGTCATCCAGCATTCCACGCTTGCGTCCCGAGACGCCTACGCAGCCCGAGGCGGCTGGATGTCTGAGCGTCAGGCCACAGCGATCACGTACCACTCGCAATATGGCGAAGTCGGGCGGGTTGTGGTGACGCCGGAGATGTGTCGCTGAATGAAAAGCATGGGAAGACATGCTTTTTGAAGATTTTGTATCTCCGATGAAGAAAAAGCCCACCGAAGTGGGCTTTTTGTATGTGAAGGCGGCCACGATCCAGCAACCCTGCCGTGAGGCTTGACCTTCGTAACTTTGCATATGTCCCCGCTCCCACCAATACGCACGCGGGGGGGTGCGCTCAACTCTGACAATGCGTTATCGCAACGCTTCCGAACGGAGACTGATTCGGCGTCAGTGGTAGGTTGACTCAATCATAACACCTTTTCACGACGACCATCAGGCCAGATTCTCCAAGAGCCTTCAATGCGTGGCAATGTGGACGACTCCAACGCGCCCGGACGATACACCTGTGGACGCTTGTCGGCTTGGGTCATGCCTCGGCGGGGTTTGCATGGCTCAGGCTTGGTTAGGTGTGTAAGGGTTTTCATCCTCAGGCTCCGGATATTCCTCGGGCGCGTCTAGCTCGTCATCCCGGTCTTGTTGCCATGGGCGGCTCATGCTGTCACCCTCCCCCTAGTCAACCCGCTATGCGGAACGGTGATGGCCTCAAAGCGCGGCTTGAAATCCGGGCCGCGTGTGTAGATGGTCTTGTCAGTGTAGACCACTTCGGCATCGCGGCGGAAGCCGAGTGAGCCACGTGGCTGCACTTTAGCCTGGTGCGCTTTGAGTGCTGCGGCGGCCGCGTCTGCATTGGTGAAATATCGCTTGTTGTTGCCGATCTTTTCGCTGACAAGCAAGCCTTTCTTGACCATCTTTGCCATACGGCATCCCACAGCGTCATTGCTTGGCTGATCGTGTGGAACCTCGGCTAGTGCAACGCCACCTGGGCGTGCGGCCAGCTTGAGGATGATTGGGTCGATTTGTTTGGAGAATGGGGGGGTCATGGTGTATTTCATTCATTTGGTGCTGCGGCGAGCAACTCACGCTGATTGAAGTGTCCGGGCTTGAACGCCTCGTCCTTGCTGGATGTCACCCAATCATTGATGATGCGAACACCATCAAGGAAGTCGTAAGCCCATCCGAAGTGCTGCACGCCAGCCTGAGCCGGGCGCAGGGCGAGGATGGCTTCGTCAACGGCATCGCAGATGCACTCCGCTGCTTTTCCCCACTTGGTTCCACGGTATCGCTCTCTCACTGTTGCGACAGCATCCGACACCGACGCTGCGGGGGCTTTCAACCGGCCAATCTCTGCTTGCAACCGTTTGACCTCGGCGGTGTGGCGCTCACGCTCTGCATAAAGCTGCTCTTGTGCGGCTTTGCGTGCGTTTTGCTCGATCACTCGCGCCTCACGCTCGGCTGACGCTGCGGGGGCGGGGTTGGTTAGCTCAGAGATAACGCCCTCAATGTAAGCGGGCACCTCGCTCGGGCCTCCCACGGCGTGCATGAGGAGGTCGTCAGCGACGCCGGGCGCGAGGCGTGCAGCAATGTCACGACATGCAGCGAGGAGCGAAACAAGCTCATCAACTTCCGAGCCCTTGGCTTGCTCTGGCTGGGTAGCGAGGGCTTGGCGAATAGGGTCGAGCGCACGCGCAGCGATACCAATGAACTTCCATGCTTGGCGAGCATGCCAGTCGCGCATACCATCTTCGCTTTCTTGCCCTGTGCCTGACATTCCTGCCAGGGCGATTTCTTCAAGCGCATCCAGCGCCTTTTGCGCAGCCTCGCGCAGTTGTTCTTGGCTCATGCCTTCTCCTTGGTTGGGGTAGATCGTGCGGCCAGCATGGCGTCAGCAACCATGTAGGCAAACTCGGCGTCTTGCTTTGTGTCGATTCCGCCAGGGCGAGCGATCAGACCTTGAATCACCTTGGCGGCAAAGTAGTCGCGCAGACTCATGCCAGATTGGCCTGGGTCTTCTCGCGGAAAGGCAGGTGGGTTACGGCTCTCCATCACGCACCTCCCTTGTCTGTGATGCCGTGGTGGGCTTCGATGGCACGGGCGAAATCCCGGTGGCTTTGCGATGGCCCTTGCTTCAGGTAATCAATCTCCTCATCCGTCATCGGCTTCGCTGGAGCGGGTTGGGCGGTGTAGAGGGCAATGGCCCCCTCATCATCTTTGGCGCAGTCAGTCCAGCCAAACGGCTCGGCGCGGAAGTAG